TCAATGTTTTATTACTTTATACGAATTAATCTTAGCATAGGCTACTCTGCCAGTCTTAACGACCTTAACCTTATCAATACTTGCGCTGATATGCTTTTGGACGATTATTTCAGTTTTTGGCAGATATTCATATTTAATTCCTGTAAGGTTTCGATTTTTATATAAATATGTTTTGCCTTTTAATCTGTAATGCTTGCCGACGGTTGTTTTATATGTTACCTTTTTCGGTTTATCAGCAACAACCTTGGTTGATGAAAGATAAGCTGTGCTTACCCAACCTTTTGTCGGAGCAGTGATATAAGACCAAGAGCCACTGACTTTGGTAACAGTAACCTTTGTGCCTTTTTTGAGCAGAGTTAATACTTTTGATGATTTATTAGCTTTTGCTCTGACATTAAGTGACTGCGATTGAGTAGCTACATACTTAGTAACATTCTTCTTTTTCGTTGAGGTTTTCTTTACATAATCATTTGAGAAAATCCAATAATTAACTGTGTTGCCGTACTTTTTAAAATTTTTCTCACTCACAAAAACGGTATTGCCGCTAAGCTTAGCGCCTGCTGCGCTTCTGCTCGGTGTATCGAATTTGCCAACATAAGAATAAGGGTCATAAACGGAAATAGTGCCGCCGTTGTAACCTACAAGCACAATGTAATGTCCTGAGGTTGTGAAAAGACCGTAATTGCAGGATGCGACGATAAAGTAATCAGATGCACCGTCCTTGTTCTTATCCGTTTTCAAATAATTTAAGGCTTTATCGATATTAGAAGTTGTAGCATATTTCTTAAAATTAAAATAGTCGGCAACAAAAGACCAAGCCGACCACGCAGTACCGTTTGACTTAGTTCTATAACCGTTATCGACAAAAAGCTTTGCCATAGTTGTTGGTAATATCACACCTTTTGAGGAGCTTACAACCATTGCCGCAGAGGTCGGACCACAACCACTTGATTTAATCGTCTGCGTTTTGTTTTTTGAGCTGGTATAAGGCGCTTTTGCCCAACGGCTGTCAGCCTGGTTATAATATGTAAGACCTGTGCAAGCACCGAGAAGTGCTTTACCTTTCCCGGTATTAGTACCGTCATAGGAAATGTCCTCTTGTTCAACAACAGCATCCTGCTCAATCAAACTTTCATCAACAACAGTGCTTTCGTCTTTAGGCTTTGCGATAATAGGCTTATCAGTGCCGACATCTTCACCGTTTTCTACTTCGTCCTTTGTTTTCTCTGCCTCTGTCTTTACATCGGCTGAAATAGTAACTTCAGGCTCGGTTGTTTGCTCAACAGTAGTCATTTCTGTCGGCTTTGTTGTATTTTCGATATTCGAATTATTGCAACCACAAAAGATTGTAATAACCAAGAGTAGCGACATAATCACGGACATTATTGCTTTATTTCTTTTCATTGTTCTTCACCTCTTCCTCAATTTCCAAAAATGATTTAATTGCATTCTTAACTGATTCAAATACTCGTTTAAAAAGCTTATCGTAGCCATACATTGCACCGTAAGCTATGAAAAATGAACCTACGATTGCGCCGACAATGATATACCAAACAAGCTTGAACGGTACAATCTGACTTGCCGCAATGACTGTAACAAGGGTTAAAATCAAAGACACACCGAATACAATCAAATTATAAACGATATTTTCCTTATCCTTAAATACGGATTTGATGATTTCAGTAATAATTTGCACGGCTAAAATTAGCAGTGCGATAACAATTAACGATATACATAATGTTTTCATTTTTCTTTTACTCCTTTACTTCACAAAATGTTCTTTGCATAATTCTTCAAGGTCGTCTATCCTGTGATTCGCAACCTTAATATCGTTTTGAATAAGCGGAATTCTCTCGGCGAAATTATTATGCTTATCCACTTTCCTTTCAAGCTGTTCAATTCGATAATTTGTAAGCTTTGAAGCGGTAATAATTCCGCCGAATGTACCGATTAGTGTTCCCACCAAGCTTACAAGTGCCACTGCTATTGTATCTGTCATATCATCACCTCTTTATATCTTCTTGAAATAATAATCAAGCAAATCCTTTGCAGCTTCTACGCTTCCGTCAATATCATTTGTATAGGATTTGTTTGTAACATCATTAAGAAGCGGATAATCTGATACAACAGAAGTTGCATTTCCTGTAAAATACTTCCTTGCGCTGTAATAATAATCTTCTCCGTTGTAAGTTATTTTTCCGTCGCTGGTATTAGCATAACTATAACCGCCACCGACATAAGTTACACAATCTGCTTTTTTGCTAACGAGTAAAACGCCTGAATATGTATCAAATTTTATTACGCAAACAATTGCCAAGCCCCAATTTGATTTTTTGTATTGTTTATTATCAATTGTAGCAATTAATGAATTACTGCCGTATTTTTGCAGTTCCATTCTTACATTAGGCTCAACATACTCCTCAATAACATAGTCGCTTAAATCCGCACCGAGAACGTTAATAAGATAATCTCTGTTATTAGTGTATCTTTCATCATCAAAGTCGTAATTTTCAATGCACCTAACACGCCCTGCGGTAATATAATCATTCATCCAAGTTTCTTTGTATATGTGTAGCATACACTTAGGAATATAAATATAAGCCGTGCTATTAATATTGTTTGTATAATAACCGTCAACTGTTGTCACTTCATCCTTGCTTGGAAAAATATGAGCTTTTAAATTAGCACAACCACTAAAAATATTATAGGAATCACTAATTGTCGCACCACCGTCTTTGTTATAATTTACGCTTTTAAGGTTTGAGCAACCCTCACACATATATCTTCCACACATTGTTTTAAGATGAGGAAAAGAAAGTGAGGTCAAAGCAGTACAGCCACTGAAGTTATAATAACCACTAATAGCTAAATCTTTTCCTGATATTTTTGCTTGCACTAACGAAGTACAACCTGAAAACGCACTACTATTGACCGTATTACAACTTTTTAAATTAACTGAACGCAGTCCTCTGTGCTGATAGAATGCACTATTTCTAAGCATAACAATCTTGCCCTCAGTATCATCAATTGACCAATCACTATTAGGATTGATAATATCAGGCTGAATATAATTTCTTAATATGCTGAACGTATCAATTGTTTTAAGTCTTTTAACCACGTCATCAAGCGTTGCGCTACTGTCAAGCTTATCTGTTTCATCAACGAGATTATTCACAACGTCTATAAGTTCTAACCTTTGCTGATTTAGTTTTAATATACAATCTGCTGTTGCTGCCATTATTCTAAGCCTCCTATAATCTGTTTCAGTTGGTCGTTCGCAATATCACCTGTAGCTACTGCCGATAACACTCCGTTTTCAAATTTCAATCCGTTGCCGAGCGTAACAGCTCTGAATTCGGGACGTCCGAGTTTTTCTTTAGTCGAATATACAAGGCCGCCGGTTCTTGCGCAGGGAAGGTTATGTAAATAATCGTCAATCTTGTAAGCAGTACCCTGTGCGCCTTCTACCATTTCCCAGAAGGTTGTATCGTATTCAGTAGCGTCTATGGCGAATCCTAACTGACCCGACCATACGTCAATAGGATTGTATTTGTAATTAGCATCATCAGGAATGTTCTTGCTAATATCGCCAATATAAACAATATCGCATAAGCATTCCGTATCTGTTTTGCTGAATTTTAGGTAAATGGTGTCTCCTTTGTTTACCTTGATTTCAAGGGGTGTAAAGTCTGCCACAGCTCTCGGATGACCTAAGCGGAAAATTCCGTTAGCATATATGTTGTATTTGCCGCTTACTTTTATGGTATTTCCGAGTCCTGTACTGTCGAGAGTCATTGTTTTAAGAAGAGCGTTTCTTGCAAAAAGCGATAACAATTCGGTAGTTGTTTTTTTAGTTGACGGGCTTGTATAACTAATGGAATAAATACCTAAATCGCTAAGCATATCTTTAGTTTCTTGGGTGGTGATATGGTTGCAATCATCGTTAAACCAATCTCCGGTGCTCAAATCTTGAACGTAATAAGTATTATATGAATCGAAAACTTGGGCTTCGCCGCCGATACCAGTAAGAATAAGAATGCCTGCATATAAATTATTCACAAGCAAACTTCCATCCTCTTTTTTGCAACTAATGCCATTGTTGTTAACGAAATACAAACTGCTTTCCTTAAGGTCACTTACCTTGAAATCTTTGCTTAGAATAGTGATAGGTTGGTTTTGGAGAGCGGTGTAATCTGCGACTGTGAGAATATCCGCAATGCTTTTTTGCGCTGTTTTCCCATTAAAAACGCCCAACAAGGTATCATCCTTGTTAGGCGCTCCGATTGATTTAATTATATCCGATATTTTTTTTAGTTTCATTTTGTTGCCTCCTTAATATACAGCAGGATAAGTAGCTGAAAAGCGAATATGCGTAGCCTGCGGAATAGAAAGAGAGCCAAACGAATAAAAAATCGCCTGACCGTCAGGATTTATTGCCACAGTAAATATTTCCTTATTACTTGCAATACCTATAACTGATAGCTGATTTGCAGGTCGCATACCGACAGGCAACGTCAATATTGCATCCCCTGCTTGCGCATCGCCGTTTACGTCCTTATTAATTTGACAAGTAACCGTAAGTGTAACTATTCCGTTTTTACGATAAAATTGACAATTGTAAAAATTATAAAATACAGCGCCAAAAGTGACTTGTGATTTATAATCTTGTAGAGGCTCAATTCCTATTGAAGAAAGAGAGCTTACACCTGTACCGCCGTATTCAACAGGCAACGCCTCATTACTTGAACTAAAAATATGCCGCCATATTACATTATGAGGGTTGTTTTTATCAAGCAAATGGTTTGAAAGCGTTGATATCGCTTTTTTCACTTTTCCCCAAAGCGTACTCGTTTTGTCGCCTGATGAAACATTTTCAAATCGGTTTGCTTCTGTAAATTTTGGTACGGCATCACTTGATGAAACATTTTCAACTTTTCCAAGTCCTATTTGTTGAGCAGTAACATTATGAGGATTTTCGTAATTTTCAGTATGTTCCTTAAATTGATTAACCGTAACAGTATCATAATCGCCTACAGCAACGGTTATATTGTCTGTATCGGTTATAGTAACGGTAACATATCCTACGTAAAGAGCAATAACACCCTGTTCCATTTTTTCAAGCCTTGCGGGTGCATTATCATAAGCATAAGCATAAAGAACCTCATTGCCGTCCTTATCTTCAGCATAAAGACCATATTCGCACCAATCAAAGCTTTTAGGAATTTTAGAGGTGTCAAGCTCCCATTTAAGATTTAAGATATTTTGCTTTGTATTATCATAAGAGGTAAACGGTACACTTGTAACAACATTGCTTAACTCGGTAGCTTCTAAATAATTAGTTTTCTCAACACCGTCACCAAAAGCAACCTTAGTAAATTTAATGCTGTTACCATTAACCGCTCCGATATGCAGAGCCTTACCGTTATTAGTAAGTTTAAATGCAGTAAACATTTATTTTTCCTTTCTATTCATCGAGAATCAGTATATTTCCGTCATCATCGAGAATTACGTTATTTTCATCATCGGCACAATACACTATTGTGTCATCGTTGTACTCTTCAACGCTTATTTGATTTCGTTCCTCGATTTTTGTAAGAAAACCGATTTTTAAACTTTCTTCGATTTCAGTTTTGCCGTTCAGCGTGTAATTCACATTCATAGGCAACCACGTATCGATAAAATTTTTAATAAGCGGAATATCGACTTTATGAATATTGAGCCATATAGCAAGCTGATAAAATTGCTCTCTGCTATTGTCAACAGTAAAATTATCTTTGCCGCAGTATTCTTGAAGCTTTGAAATAAATTGCGGCAAGGTCATACTTGCCACTGTATTCCATTGCAACAGCACCTTGTTTCTTCGATTTTCAATACTTTGGCTTGAAGTAGGAATAATTCCCAAAAGCCGCTCATATTTGGACAATACGGTTGCATCGCAATCCGAAATAAATGCTGAATCAAAATTCCAATCAACCGCTTTGTCAATACTCGAAACCTCAATATCGCCCGATTTGCAAAGCTGCTTGAATTCATAATATTCACGCAAAAACGGCGGCAAATATTCTAATAAGGTTTTGGTTTCATTATCTGTTGCCATTATGAAATCACCTCATCATTTATTTTAAGTATTCCGAGAGTGGCAACACTTATTTCATCTAAAGTAACGCTTTGACCGTTATTCAAAGTGCAGGAAACATTTGTAATATAATTACTGCACTCGTTATATATGGCAGTTAAAAACTGAATTGAGGTAAGTTCCGTATTATCGCTTGTTTCCCACTCACTCTTATAATCAGCTAAGGCGCTATTAATAACCTCTTTAACAGATGCTTTGACATCATCAACCGAATAGCCCTGCTTCAATGAAACGGTAATATCAAAATCAACATTAACAAGCTTTGCACTCTGAACGTTTACACAATGTCCTATCGGAACTATGCCATCACCGCCGCCGTCAGTCGGGTCTAAGGTGGTTTTTAACTCATTAATAAGTTCCTCACTCGGTTTATTCATATTACTGTCAAGAATATAGACTTCAACTGTTCCACCTGATGACAACGTTTTATTTTTAATTGCTGATGATACGGCAGAAAGCCAATTTTTCACATAGGATGACAACGAACTATCAACCGCCGCATCGGCAATCCATTGATTAACCTCCTCATTAGGAACATACTCCGTTATACTCGAACGCATAACCTTGCAAGCGCCTACTTGACTGTTTTCTTTAATCTTATTGATATAGTCCTCACGATTGCCGCCAAAGGCTTTACTTTGCAAGGAACTAAAATACCTTTCACGAAATGTTTCCACATCTTCTTCGTCAACTCCGGGAACGATAACAGCACTTTTATAAGTTTCATTGCCATTGTCATCAAGGATTTTATTACCCTTATCATCATAAAGAACTGCTCCTTGAATTCTTGCACTTTCAAGACCGTTAATTTCATCAACAGGTATAAGCGTTCCGCTTTCGAGATTGCCTATAATTCCATCTGTAACACAAACAATATCATAAGCACCTGCAATATCATCACCGCTTATTACTTCAAAAGTAAGCTCATAATCTTCCGAAGTAAATCTATCCCCCACCTCAATCTCGGCAGTTGGTGGGTCTGCCATCATTCGCAAAGTTGACGGTGTCGCTTCAATCGGATATATATTTCTTTCGGCGGCTCTTTTAGTTAAATAATAATAGGA